TTTTTTCGTTACCAGGTGTAGGAAGACCGTATTCATTTTGACCGTTAGACATTATCTAATTTAAACTCCGCTTTACGCACTTTGAATGCTGTTTGTGCCACTTGACACACTTGTTATTATATTGCCACTTGCTTGTAGATTTGTAGCTGTTATCTCATCTATAAGTTCCACATCTGTTACTTGAGCAGCATTAACAAAAATTTCATCACTTTCAGATTTAATTTCAAATAAACTACCAAATGACTGCGATGCCTGCTTTGGAACTATCACTATACTTACCAATTCTGGACTCAGCGTATTCATAATATAGGCACTAAGTTCTTGAAAGTAGAATGTATCTCCAAAGTTCCAATATTCAATAGCAAAGAACCTATTAATTGCATCAACAACTGCTGACCTAAGTTCATTTGTGTTGGATGTTATTGCTGGGTTTTTGACAATTTTAAATGTTACTTGCAAATCTTCTCTGGCCTTTGGCCCAAACAGCATTTTGTATTTTACTGGATGATAAATTACCTCGTCACTTATTGACTTAATTTTGTTAATACTTGCACCATAAGTTCTGTACAATTGATCGCTGCTGGGAGGAAGTGGCATTGAGTCAATACCACCCTTTAAATATTTTCTAACTTCTGTGTCATAATCTTTGCTTAATACATATGTATCAATTATGTTACTAGATGCTGGATCTATTCTATAATTGCTGTCTGCAACGTGAATGTAATGAAATTTAATGTTATCTCTACCAACAAACGCTTTATATTCTGTATTTATTGTTTTGTTATTTTTAGATATATTCAAAGTTTTAAACACTTTGTCATTTATAATATAAAATACCTGTCCTTCAACCCATCCAGGATTAACTGGAGTAATCTCTGACTCAGTTTGCACAACTCTTACTATATTTGAAGGATTATTAATATATTTAAAATCTTCCACTCCATCTGTTGTGGTATATTTCTTTTGGAATATATATTTTGTTTTTGGGTTAACTGTTTCGTTAACAATATCTTCAAATATTTCAGGATTGTCAATAACACCATCATCATCAGAATCATAAAACTTTAATTGTATCTTTTTAGTGTCAACATAGCCGTCACTATCACGATATGCATCACTTATTGACCATTGATAATCACCTGAGAATTGATCTAGTTGATCCGGTTTTGTGTTTATACTCAAGATTTTTATTTGATCGCTCATTAGTTGCCCTGTTTTGGGATTATATATTTTATCAGCACTATCAAAAAAGAATCTAACTTCATCAGAACTTTCAAAAACATATCTTAAATTTCTTTTAGTAATTGTATATTTTTCACCATCTGTTTTAAAATATAACAACCAACTAGAATCAAGATTTTTGCCACTGTCATCACCAGCTTTACCAGTAGTAAAATTGTTAATAGTGTTAATATTTTCAGATGTTATAATTTTCCACTGTCTATCAGTTTGATCGTATCGTAGTGCATAGTCTTTATATGAAAATGTACGATCAATAATTTGAGTTTTAACGTCAGTTATTAATACTTTTGACAATGCAGGAATTATCCTGTTTAAAACTGCCCCAGCTGGTATATTATCATTAAATGTGATTGGACCTAGCCCGGATGCAGTTAGCGTGGTTCCATCTGAAACTACCTGTACTACTTTCGACCACTTATAATTACTAATATCTTTTTTTGTTGAATCAGCAGTTAGGGTTCCATCAGATAAAAAGTAAAATCCAGTTGGTGCTGTAAACCTACACATTGTTCCAACTTCAACTAATTTTAAATTATTGGAAACAAATGAACCTACTCCATATACAATGCCTTCTAGATCCTGAAAATATCCAGTACATCTGTTTGTTTCTGATGTAACTTGGTTCCAAGTTGCATTAAGGTCATCTACAATAATTTTTGGATATTTTGAAAGGTAAAAGTTTTTTGCATTTTCATTTGAAAGCATTGGTTCAATTACGTTATATATTATACCCTCAACATCAGACTGTGAATTAAATGTAAAATTTGTCTTGGTAGTAAACTCTTCTTTATATATAACACCGTCATCTGCAAATACACTAGTGTTACTATATTTTCCACTAGGGTCTTTCAAGTCATAATATCGGCTGATACCGCTTGCAATACGATTAACACTTTTTGTTTTAATAATATCTTGGCTTATTCCCAGAGGACCAATATTATAGTCTTCTGCTGTAACCAATCTGTTTTGTGTATAATATGTAGCAGGTGCATTTTGTTTGATGTCTGCATTTGTTTCAGTTGGTCTACCATTAGATACCGCAGTTTTTAAGCTCAATCCAATTTTTAATACTTCTGTGGTGTTATTTTTACTGATGTAAGGTATTTCAATTTTTATACCCTGCATTGCGCCAGGAACAATGGTACTGTTGGCATTCGCACTTGTTCTATAATATATTTTAAAATTACCAGATGGTAAGTTTCCAAAAACCCCATCACTGAAAACCAAGTTAATTCTGTCTTCAATTCTAGTTGTCACAGCATAAAGATTTCTGTTTCCATTAAACAAACTGTTATAAATTACATTGTTTCCTTCAACTGCATCTAGTTTAGTCCACAATGCTGATTCAAAACCAGATGTATCAGTGCTGTAAAGCCATACATCTGAATCATTGATATTAGTAGCATCAATTGCTACAATTTGATTTGGCGTGGGATTTGTCACTTGGAAATTGCCAATCTCCATTTTGCCCTGACGGAAGTGCATAAAGAATCCACTGTTACCACTACCAGCACCCTGTCCATCATCTCTGTATAAAAATGCAGGATTGTTTCCTGGAAGTGGAGGCTCTTCAACAATGTTACCATTGTTTATTGCAGTGCTCACTACCTCAAATCGAGTATTAACACCTTCTATACTTTTGGAAAAATTAAACAATGGAGCAGCAGTATTCAACGCATTAATTCTATATTGTTCCGTTGTCACACCGGCAATAATATCACGCTGTAATGGTCTACCAACACTGTTATTAACTGGTAGCGCAGAATTTAATATTTTAATAAATTGTTCAAAATAGTTTGTGTTAGATCTATCATTCCATCTAACAACTGTTCCTGCAAGATTTAAGCCAGTACTGTCTTTGACACTTTCAGTGGTGCTGATTGTCTCAAATTTTAACAAACCATTTGCTGGCAAGTTTCTACTTGGATTATACGATATCAATCTTGCAAGGCGTAAAACGCTTTCTCTTCGTTCAGCAGTTTCAAGAAAGTTTTCACGTGCGTTTAAGTCAACACGGAAACTTAGATTTTGACCAAGAAATGCAATTAGGTCAATTAGCGCAAGATACTCTGAACTTTCAATGTAATCATTAAAATCTTCTGGATAATTTTGACGCAGATAATTTATCATTGTACGGCGGAGATTATCAAAATCATAGCTTTGAAAATCCGCATTACGGAATGATTGATATATAGCTTTCCAGTCTTCTGTAGCTAAAAGCCTTGACTGTCTATCAGTTGATGACATTGATTAATCCTCACATTTGTAAGGTATTTATCAGTTTTGTTAACTACACATATAATTATGTTTTTAATGATTTCTGATCAAATTTAAACAATAATTGTTCTGAAATATTGTATGGAACATATGATAATGTGCAGTTTACCTCTATGCCCTGTTCGTAGCTGTCAACTAAAATCTGTTCAACTTGCACCCTAGGGTCATAATTAATTATGTCAGTTACATTTTTAACAATAGCATCACGCACTCTATCAGTAAATGGTTCCCAAAGCAGATCCCAAATAATTGTTCCAAATCCTGGATCGCTTAATTTTTCACCCTGTCTGATATGGAAGTGATTGATAATATCCTGCTTTATCAGCTCAAAGTCATAAAGTGCAAAATTTTCAGTATTTTCACTCACTGTTGAAAATCCGCGATATGCACGTCCAACCCTTGCTCTACTTGGGTTCCCGTCAACAGTGACTCTTTTATAAAGATTTTTTTCTAAACTACTCATAACAATATTTAGCTAGACAAGCCGCGGCGTACATTTGATATTGCCTCCTTTGTTA